TGCCGTGGAACGTGCCGGCCAGCACCTCGCCGGTGATGCCGCCCTCGGTCAGGCTGACCTGCCGCAGCGCCAGCTGCCGCACGAACCGGTCGGAGGCCTCCAGCGGCTGCTCCAGTGCCGCCCGCCGCCACAGCTCATGGCGCACCTTGAACAGCTCCTCCATCGTCTCCTGAATGTTGCGGACACACTCCTCGATGCGAACGAAGCTCTGCTCGGTGACCATCTGCACCTCGCCGAGCGTGCGGCTCTCCTGCGGGGTGCTGCCCAGCGTCACGTCGTTGAGGCCGCTCAACCGCTCCGCGGCCTGCACGATCGACTGCTCGCGCCCGACCATGGACGACGGCACGTCGGGCACCTGCACCGGCTGCACGTCGTTCATGTCCTGCACGGTGATGATCGCGCCGACGCCCCACGGCTCCTCGTCAATGTCCCAGCCGCTATTCCGCAGGCGCTTGATCGGCGCGTTGGTGTTCAGGTTGCTGCGGTCGGCCATGGCGTTGCGCGTGCCCATGTGCTCTTCGCCGATCGACGCCAGCTTGTCGACGTGGCTGTCGCCGTAGACGCTCAGGGGGTTGGGCAGCGGCCGGAACAGCAGGTAGCGCGGCATCCCGGTGTCGTCCAGCTGCACGCGCAGGATCTGCCGGTGGAGCGCCGAGAACGTGATGACGTACCACTCCTCGCACCCGTCGTTGTCGAGGTCGAGGAGCACCTGCAGCTCCCACAGCTCCTTCTCGATCGTGCTCTCGCGCGTCTGCGGCGCGACCTGCACGCCGGCCTGCGTCACCGACTGCGGCAGCTCCGCGCTGGTGCGGTCAGAGGTCGCCGACAGCCCGTCGACCGCGGCCGAATCGTAGACGCCCGTCTGCGCCCGATACTTCAGCTCCGACAGCCGCCGCCAGAACCGCTTCGCGTAGCACCAGACCTCGCTGTCGTCCTGCGCGTGCGCCGGCAGCATCAGGAAGTCGCGCAGGCTCACGTTGCGGTAGGTCGGGCCGCGCCGCACCGGCACCCACTCCTCGACCACGACGTCGACCGCGCCGTGCGACGGGTCCGTCGACTCGACCAGCTGGCCGTTGTCGTCGCGCATCAGCTGCGGCTGCTGCTGATCGTCCAGCTGCACGCCGCCCGTCTCCGGGTGCAGCGCGGGGCGCACGGTCTTCTGCCGGCGCTGCTTGATCATGTCGGAGCGCTCGGAACACTCCAGCACGCCGGTGCCCTCGATCAGCCCCAGCTGCAGCGTCTTCTGCAGCCACCCCTGCAGCCGCTCGTCCTCGGCCTTCCACTGGTGGAACTCCTCGACCAGCGCGGCGCGGTCGGACGCCGGCCCCCACCCCGAGACGACCCAGATCGGCTCGACAAACACGGTCTTCACAAACCGCGCCCGCATCGCGTCGATCTTCTCGGTGATGATCCACGTCGACAGATCCGCCGCGCCCGGGAAGGGCAGCTCGCGCACGTTGCGCTTGCCCTGCTTGTAGAGCCAGTGCCAGTAGTCGAGGTCGCCGCCCGGGTTGATGATGGTCGACCGCGCGTCCACCGCCCGCTGCAGCTCCTCGGCCAGCAGCTGCGACAGCTCGGTCTTCTGTTCGGCGGTCAGCGTGACGTCGAAGGGCGAGGCCGCGGCCTTCGGGGGCTTACTGGAGCGGCGTGCAGCAGGCGGCATGGCCGGCCTAGCGCTTCTTCCCGCCGGTTTTCTTGGTGGGCTTGCGCGGCTCGTTGAGCGCCGGGAAGGTGCCAGAAGTTTGCATCACGTCCTCGCATCGGTAGCAGCGGGTGGGGGCCACCGCGCCCATGTGTCGCGCATGGGCGCGGTGGACGACAGCGTCAGGCCTTCGGCGCGGCGACCGGATCCTTCACGGGCACCAGCACCCAGCCGTAGACGGGCGAGTACTTCAGCTCAAACAGCGAGTCGTCGGGCACGCTCTCGCCCGGGGGCAGCACGATCGGCAGCGTGGCGATCGGCGGCGGCGTCGGCAGCCCCTGATCGGGACGGCCCCCGTGGCCGGGCAGGCTGTTGTCGGGCCGGTCAGGCCGATGGCCGGGGAACCACGGGTGCGGCGGCGACGGATGCCCCTGCCCGTAGCCGGGATCGACCGGGCCACCAAACGGCGGCAGCCCCTGATCGGGGTAGCCGGGGATGCCGGGCAGCGTGTTGTCGGGCCGCAGGCCGAGGCCGCTGCCGTCGAGCAACGTGATCAGTGCGAGATGGCTCTTCATGGGTGTCTGTGGCTCCAGAAAACGAGGCTGGGTTGGCGGCCGTCACGATAGCACACACGCGTCTCAGCGCCGCACGCTGCCGCCCCAGCGCCCGCCTCGACGGGCCGTCACCGCCGACGCGCGACGGTCGGCCTCGTCGTAGTCCTTGGTCATCTGCTGCCGCGCCCGCGCCGCCGCCTTCTCATGGTCGACCTTGGTCGGCTGCGCCGGCCCGTAGGCCAGCACGATGTACTCGACCGCGTTCATCGCGTGGTCGTAGAACCCGTCCTTCCGCGCCCGGCGCGTGTTCGGCGACACCGCGTGCGCGATCGAGCGCTCGTCCCACACGTAGCCCGCCTCCAGCGCGTCCACAAAGTGGGTGCTCTCGATGACGCCCTCGGGGCCGTCCATCAGCCACCGGTCAGGGTCGACCGCAAACGCCGGCCCCTGCCGCGTCAGCCGCTTCATGTAGCCGGCGAGGTGCTGGATGCAGCGGTCCCGCGCGTCAGGATGGTTCGCCCCGCCGATCGTGTAGAGGTTCACGCCATACTCGCGCAGCACGTCCGCGGCGCTGACCTTGGTGCCCTGCGAATTGTTCTGGTCGCCGGCCGGGTCGCCCGTGCTCCAGACCTCCAGCGGCAGCGTGCGCTCGCCCGTCACCGGGTCGGGGTCGCCCCCGAACCACAGCGCCCGCTGCGCCAGCGCCATCGGCGCGAAGTCCTCGATGAACTGGTCCGTCCCGAGGATGCCCCCGAGCACCCGCAGCTCGCCCCACGGCAGCACCTGCGCCCACACGACCGCCGGGTGGCTGTGCCCGAAGTCCCACCCCTCCAGCAGCGGCACGCTCGGGTTCAGCCGCAGCTTGGCGGCGTGAATCCGCGACTGGAAGCAGCCGGCGTAGACCGGCTTGCCCACGATCGACAGCCCGCGCTTGCCCTCGATGAACCGCCGGCGCAGCGCGTGCCCCTCGGGATACGCCTGCTCCAGCCGCTCGATGTATTCGTCGCCGAGGTTGTGCCGGTTCTCGTAGACCGACGTCCGCAGGTAGAGGTAGCCGGGCTTGGTGTTGCGCTCGGGGAACTCCGCGGCGATCCAGTGCGTCAGCCCGGGCGGGTTGGGCGTCAGCAGCACCTGATGCGGGTAGCCCGGCTGCGACAGCCGCGCCGGCACGTAGGCCCGGTAGACGTCCTCGGGCACCTCCTCGGGCTGGTCGATGCCGAGGATCGCCAGCGTCAGCCCCGCCAGCTTGCCGTAGCGGCTCGTCTCCTCGGCGCTCTTGAGCGCCCGCAGGTAGACCTGCGCCCCGGTCGACACCACCTCGTCAAACTCCTCGTCGGCGTGCCACTGCAGCGCGATGCCGTGCGCCCGGCACCACTGCCGCCACCGCGGCTTGAGCTGGGCGTCCAGCGCGTCCTGCGTCCACCGGCACAGCGCACACTGGATGCCCGGCCAGTCGAGGCAGTAGGTCGCCACCTTCGCCACCAGCGGCGTCGTCTTGCCGGCGCGGACGGCCCCCTCAAGGTCGACGTAGGGCCACGTCTCGGCCTCGGCCCGCAGGAACGCCGACTGCACCGCGTTCCAGACGTCGCGGACCTCGGCCGGCTTCAGTAGTTCCATCGGTCGAGCACCGTCTCGATCGCCCACGCGACCAGCGCCACGACGACCAGCAGGCCGACGAGGACCGTCACGACAGCTTGCCGCCCAGCAGGTCGCGGATCTCGCGCACCAGCGCCGAGCTGTTGGCCGTCACGCCGTGGTCGCACAGCTGCAGCATCGCGCAGTGCAGCAGCTGGGCGTAGCGCTCGTTGCGGCGCAGCACCGTGCGCGTGTTCTCGCTCAGGGCGAACGCCAGCACCGCCTGCATCGCGGCGGCGTCATCGAGCCGATAGCGCCACCACGTCGCGGGGGGCGGCGACGGGACGCCCTCGTACTCGGTGTCGCGCAGGCGCTCGATGAGCGTCCGCACCGCCAGCATCGTCGGGTCGTGGTCGACCGTGTCCAGCTCACTCGCGCTCATGCGCCTCCTCCAGTAGGGGCCGGGTCGGCCCGATCGCCTTGCTCGGCCGCGCCTGCGTCACAAACGCATACTCGGCCGCCGACGTGAACACGTTGACGATGGTCGGCGGCGGCTGCGTCTGCGGCCCCGCCCCGCCGGCGTCCTGCACCTTGCCGAACCGCCGCTGCTCCAGCACGACCAGCGCCGCTCGCCGGTCCCGCGCCCGCAGGCGCATCGGCTCGCCGAAGAACGCCGCGATCTCCGCGTGGTTGCCCACCGCCAGCACCGCCAGCGCCGCGATGATCCGCTCGCCGTCGGGCAGCCCCGTGTGCTTGTCAATGAGGGCGGC